GAAAGCAGGTTGTTGTGTTGGGAACAAACCCGGTAAAGTACTTGTGCCCAGAGGCTGTTGCGGGGTATAGTTCGGCGCCGGTAATGGGACGCCAGTTCCTCCGTCGGGTGCATCTGGGAAAGGCTGTTGAAACGGATCGATTACACAGGCTTCTGTTTCATCGTCATAGATGTATCCCTCTGGACATTCTACGGGAGGAGTAACCGGATCTTCTACAACTGGATTGTCATTTTCATTATCAGAAGCTCCGCCCACGTTTACTTCCCCCTTAGAGTTAGAAGCATACTTCTTTACATCCTCAGAACTTGCTTGCCCGGGATTAACTCTAGGGTCATCTGTCTTCTGACCCCGATAGCCTAAAGCCTTACCATCCTTATCCAAGGCCAAAGAACCAATAACCAAACCATCCTTATCCATAACTGGTACATAGTTTTCAGTTTTAGGGTTTTGGAAGCTACTCTTAAACATGCCCGTGCCAAATAAACCACTGGTTTCAAAATCACCCTGTTGAATTAACCGCTCCATAATACCACGGTTGGTGGCATCTGAAATCTCATCCAAAGCTGAAGTGGCTAGTCCCAAACCCATATTAGCCAGTGATATTTCAGGGTCGTTCTGAATATAGTTGTTGTACTCGGCAATCTGATCACTGGTTGCACCGGCATTTCCCATTAGGCTATTGGTGTTCTGAAGGTTTTTATAGAAATCGGCGCTTCCAGCGTTGTCATTTGAAAACTTAGACATGTTGTCTATATCTTTTTGCTGCGCGTAACGAGCAAGACTTAAACTTCCTTCTTGGCCGGCGGCGGCAGGAAGCGTAGTAAACTTCCCCTGATTATAATCTTCTAGTGTAACGTTTGTTGGACTGTAGTATGAACCAGTGAAATCGTTTATGCCATCTCCATCTCGGTCGATGTCACCTTGCGTAGAACTACCAAACGGATTTCTTTTTCCCGGTTGGTAAGCAGACCCTGAAAACATAGAAGAGTCGATGTCTGCCGCTTTACCCGTGACGCCACCCATTCCACCGCCTTGAGGCAAGTTTCTCATGAAATTACGTTGGTATTGATCACGACTTGTATTATATTCTTTTATACGATCTTGAATTGATGATCGTCCTACAGCACCTTGCTGTCCTCCCAGTAATACTTGATTACCTCCACTATCAACAATACGGCTACCCATATCCGTCTTGTTGTTAATAGCAGCAAGTTCCGGGGTAAGACCCCCACTTCTTAAAATTTCTAGGTCGGCCAAATCTTTTTGATTTGCTTTCAACGCAGCAAATCTCTGGATTCCATCCGCTTTTGATCTTGCTTCGTTAGAAGCAATTTTAGCAATCGCATCTCTAGATCTTCTTGTAGACCTATCAACATCCGATTGTTGAACAAGTTTATTATCAATTAGTGACTGTATCGAGGACAAGTCTGTGTCAATTCCATCGTATGTAGGTTGGTTTCCCGATGCATTGTATGTAACTTGTTTAAATTTAGGATCTGCCACAGCTCGTATATTGTCTATAGCATTTACAGGGGAGTTTCGCAGTAGATCTTTGCCAAAGCCGTCTCCAGCTCCCCTCGGGTCGTTTTCAACTGGTCGGCTAAAGCTTTCAGGATTAAACATCTCCAGCTCTAGTCCTTGATTTTGTCTCGAAGAGAGTTCAGCCTGCATGTTAGCAAACGCGGCTGCCGTCTCCACGTCACGAGCACGTTGATCGCTCTCTTCTCTTTCACGGTCTCTTTCCGGTGCTCGGCGTTGTTGTTCTCGTTGGGCATTTGCTTCATCTCTTAGTTGCGAAGCTCTTGCTCTACCAGCAGATGTTGCCGCGCCACCACCAGCATTCACATCCCCGTAGCTACTTCCTGCGCCGCCATCTCCGCCGCCATCTCCGCCACCGCCAGTGGACTCTCCACCATAACAAATTTGAGGATTTGTGAATTTCATTATGCTGTACATGCGCTAACCACCTTTATTTGGATACACGCCAGAGCGTGGGCCGCGATGCGACCATACTTTTTCTATTTCTGGGAACTTTATCCGAAAAAACTTTCGAAGATCCCTACAAAACCTTAATACACCAGAAGTGCCGTCCGGTGCAATCATATCTAAAAAAACAAGTTTGTCACCTGTTTCTCGCTCAAAAACCTCTAAACCGCAATACTTTCGCGTTTCAAACTCTTCATCCGTCATCCAAGCCCACGTTACAAAACCCGAAACCAAACCATTCTCTTGGTAATAAACCATGTACTGACCGCTCTCAATCGCAGGAGCCAAGCGCCAACTAATCGTTTGACAAGGAAAATCGCAATACGGTGCAACCTTTGTCCATAACTCCAAACAATCAATGTAATCAGACTGCTTGGTCAACGAAGACTATCCAAACCAAACCTCTTTAAGGCATTTATTCGACGGCTCCTGTTTCTACCTACAGGGAAGTTGTTTCTTTCCGGGGCAAGTTTAACATACGGGTTGGTCTCACTTGCAGGAATAAGTGGCTCATCAGGAAATAATGCAGCTAAACCCTCTAACTTGCTTTGAGGTTTTCCTAAAATAGACTCCACCATACTGGAAACACCCGCCTCTTTATTCATCACAGATGACATTATTTCTTTAGCTGTTAGATCAGGAGGAATAGAAGATTTCGCTTCAGCATACTCTGTTGTTGCCTCTAGCCCTTCAGGCCTATATTTAGGCGAAGGAGAATCAAACTGACCAGAAAACTTCTGACCATAATCCCGTAGGCTTGTACCATTAGAATCAGACTTATTAGAATCTTCACTGCCACCAGATTCTATGAACTTACGCATCCCAAATCTTCCACCAAGGTGAGCCATAGCCAAAACACTGTTGTCATTAATTAAAACGCCGCCAACCTTTTCACCATATAACTTATCTAAGCCGTTCTTTTTTGCATATTTTAATACGTCAGTTTGATGCCAACGAACAGCCTCTTCCTGTAAATCTGGATTAGCTTGAAACTCGTCCATGGTAAAATCTTTACCCGTCGCCTTACGAAAATCCGTGAGCCTATCTTCTCCAAACTGATACTTGCCAACAAAGCCCTCATCGTTCTCAGCAGAATAGCCACCAAGTCCTTCGCTCTCGCTTTTGCCAAGAGCAGTGAATATATCCTCTATTCCCATGATGAACCCCAAATGAATTTATATGCACTATAATCTAAAACCAAATGAAAATAAAGTGGACATTTTTTAACACCGTTATCGATTCCAAGTCCTCGGTTCTTGGAACGTTATTATACCGGAATGATTTTACCAGACCATGTATTATAGAGCTAAGTAGTGTATAGACCCCCCAAAAAGGGGGGAAGGGTATCAAAGGGATGCGCGGGGCGCATAAAGGAAGTAATCAGTAACCCCCGTCGCGGGGCGCAACGGGAATTGAAAAGCGGGATTATAAAAGAATAATAATTGTATTTAATTGTATTTAATTGCAATTAATTGTATTTAACCTATTGACGGCAGGCAATTTATAGTTCATTACCGTAGGTAATGAAGGGGCAAGCGGTCCCTCATTTTAACCTTAACGAAAGAGAATATTATGCCTTTAAATTATGACACTACCACGATCCAAAACTTTGATAAGTTAGACCCAAATCTAACCAACATTCTTATCTCGCTTACTATGTCGGTTCATATGGGCGAAATAACTAAGAATAACTGGAAAGAATTTTACAGAAGGATAATGGTTCTGGAACGTCTGCACGGGAACTTTAGTGTTAAAGACTGCGACAAGCCTTTTTACGAAAACTATATCCAGCCTAAAGATATACAGGATCGTATCGGTTTAAAAACCAATAGTGGTGAATTAACGCAGGGTCAATTTGATAAAACATTAAGAGTTGCCACTACGCACATGGCTCGAGAGAATATCGAGCGTATGATATCTGAAGATTACATGGAAGATTATGACGAGTTAACGCTGGAAGATCTTGATTATGAAGCTGATACATACTGCTAGGCCTATCGGTCGGCCACCCTGCAAGGGGTGGCCATCCGATGCGAATAGCATCTAACCTTAACGAAAGAGAATATTATGAAAAGATCAACATTAAAATCAATAGCAAAATCATACCTAAGAGCATCCGATGCCGTTAGCATGATTGAAGAGGTGCAAGGTGAAGTGCAAGAGCTTTGGGTAAATAGTTCATCTTCATTTGTAGACGGCGATGAAACTCTTAAGTTGGAAGAACTACAAGATCAGCTTTATGAAGCTTATTCGCATGCATGTGCTTTGGAAGAAAGCCTAGACCAAGCGGGACGGGATGCATGGGAACTGGTAAGGGGTGGCATTAGAATGTCATGGGAAAAAATAAAAGACGGCACGGCATAGGCCTATCGGTCGGCCACCCTGCAAGGGGTGGCCATCCGATGCGACTAGCATCTAACCTTAATGAAAGAGAATATTATGCAAGAAATGTTAAATGCCATTGTGCAAGATTGGTCCGAAGGAAAAATTAACCCACAGAGAGCACAAATAGAAATGTTAGATGGGCAAATTAAAAAGTTAACTGAAATGCGCGATGGCCTAAAAAAGGATGCCGTGAAGAAAGGGTTTGCATTCTATAATGAAACTATGAGGGATCGCGCCCCTTCATTAAAATGGTGGAAAGAAAACAGGCCCACTGTTTGGAAAAAACACGCGGTACGGGGCGTCGTAAAAAGCTTCACTTGGCTATAACTTGCAAGCCCCTTGTATCTATGATACAAGGGGATATTAATAAAGGAAAAAACTATGACAATTATCAATAGAATAATAGCATCATGCGCGTTAATTTCAGCTATGGGCGTTGCTATATCGGTTCTTTTTATCCCAACGCCTGAAGCTACAATATGTTTCTTATTTGCTTTTCTAGCATCTATAATCATGCTCTTTATAAATGATTAGGCCTATCGGTCGGCCACCCTGCAAGGGGTGGCCATCCGATGCGACTAGCATCTAACTTTAACGAAAGAAAAGATTATGGCTAATAAATTTGGAAAAACACGCGCTAAAGATGAACCTTACGCAGTTTATAAAAGTATTGACGGGTGGGAATGGCGCGTTCTTAAAACATACAAGCAAAGATCAAGCGAACTAAAAGACCCATACGCCAGATGGTTTGTCGCCGCTACAAGCCCTATGATGCATGATGGATCGTTTGAGATGGGTGACACCTACGTGAAAGACATACTCGAGTATGGCCAACTGTTTAATGCTGATGCTGAATGGCGAAACCAATACGATGTTAGGCCCATCGACGAGTATTTCAGATGGTCGGATTAAGGCTATAGCTAAAGAGACTGCCACCCTGCAAGGGGTGGCATTTTTTTATATATTTATATAAGAAAAAAGGCAGCGCGCAAGGCGCAAGGCAGCGCGCAAGGCGCAAGGCAGCGCGCAAGGCGCAAGGCAGCTAAAACAAAAAAGGCAGCGCGCAAGGCGCAAGGCGCAAGTAAACAATTACTTGCACTATACGCACAAATATATATAATAAGCCTATGCAATCATGCATTTTAACAAGGGAATAAAATTATGAAAAGCGGTATCATATACAACGGGCCTAGCCTCTTGGATGGTAAGCCAATTGTTGCAATTGCAACCTGGTCAAATCGAAACACAAAAACCGGCGCGGTTTTACAAACTTATATATTGCGTTCGGATATTAATCCACTCGAGGCAAGCAAAACCGGCGAAGATTTTTCTATTTGTGGGGATTGTACCATGCGCGGGGAAGTTAACGACGACCCGAAGCGCAAGCAAGCCAAAGGCCGGCGCTGTTATGTTAACCTAGGCCAAGGCGTTTTAATTGTTTACAAGTCATTTTTGCGGGGCGTATATTCCATGGCCAACACCAAGGCCGGCCGCAATACATTAGGCCGCGCGCGTTTCGTTCGTGTTGGAACCTACGGGGATCCGGCCGCGGTTCCCGATTTTGTTTGGACGCAATTGCTTGCAGAGGCGGCAACCTTTACCGCATATTCACATCAAAGCGGATGGAATCCAGAAATTGCCATGCAAAGCGCGGACAACAAGGCGCAAGCAATCGCCCATTGGAAGGCAGGGCGGCGCACGTTTCGAGTGATCGCGGATCTCGGCGAATTAGACAAGGCGAACGAGGCGCTTTGTCCAGCATCAAAAGAGGCTGGCCGTCGCGTCCAGTGTACCGCTTGCAAATTGTGCAAGGGATCCAGCAAGGGGAAATCTATCGCAATCGTAGAGCATTAAAGGGAAGGGGCGAGAGCCCCTAACCACCTCAAAATAAAAAGTATAGAACAAAAACACAGGGCGCAGGGCGCAGAGTTAGGGCGCAGGGCGCAGAGTTAGGGCGCAGGGCGCAGGGCGCAGAGTTAGGGCGCAGGGCGCAGAGAACAAGCCAATTTATCCAGTAAAACAGGGCGCAGAGCCAAGAACAGAGCCGCAGGGCTCTTGTATATCGTACCTTGGGCCTCGGATATGCCCCCAGAGGCCAACGCAACCCCCTGATCGCCCCCAAACAAAACTAGGTCACGTTCCTTGGGCCTCTTTACTAAGTAGAAACTGAGGCCACCTCGGGCGTGATATGCCATATGCCAAGCGACTTGATGAGGAGAGACTTTTACTGCGTTGCCTTTGCTTACTTTTAATTCAATCCATATTGGTATGCCGTCCCAAAGCAGATGAACATCAGGAACACCGCCCCCGTGTTTGTTCTCAATCCTCGTCGCGAACGTCTTTGGTGGTAAGTTCTGCCTTATCGATTTCCAAAAGTTCGACTCTGGACCTTGGCTCATTTGTTACATCCTTATATTCTGCATCGACCACAAAAGCCTGTGGATATTTCTCTTGAAGCAAAGTTAAACGTGCGGTGATTTCATCACGCGAAAGCTGGTCAATGGTGTGAATTTGTTCGCGTCTATCTATTGTTAAACCACCTAATGCGGAGCGTATTTTTTCGGCATTGATCGCCGCAGAAAATTGGCCTTCTTCTTCTGCACCGACTGACAATTTATGAAGTCTCTCGAGCTGTCCAATTGTGGTCACCCCGTAACGGCGCTCACGTTCGTCTCTTTGCTCTTGGATGTATTCCAGAACGTGCGGATAGTCACGGCCATTTAAAAGGACTGAGGCTTGCTTGGCGGCCACGTTATCAGAATAACCAGCCTTACGTGCACATTCTGCATTCGAATAGATACCTTCTACAATGTGACGTGCAAAAGTTATCTGCCTATTAGTTAAAGTTCTATTGTGTTCTTTTTCTATTTTATTTTTAACCGAAGACATATCAACCTCGTTGTTTCTTAAAGACAAGTTATACCAATAACGAAAGGTATGCAATGTATACAGCAAAGTGTAAACATTTAGGTTATTTCTAGTTTGTGATCACAAAAGTGAGTTCCTATATAGGCCTTTTTTCCAGAAAAGTGTAAACATGTAAACGGGGTGTAAACGGAAATGGGCTGGTTTGAAGTATATAAATAAGGTACTGGTTACGTTGTTTACACTGTTTACGTCATATTTGGATGATAAATTAAAATAAAAATAAAATCTGTGGTAAAAAGTCCTATAGGTAAACTCAACCGAGAACCGAGAACCGAGATCCCTTCTATACTAAATCTGTGTTCACCGCCCTGTTGACATTGTATGTGCAACTCTATAACTTAGTCTCTATCAACAATTAAACGAAAGATTATTATTATGAAAACTTTAGATAATTTACAAGAATATCACAGTGGCCGTGAGGCGTCTACAAATGAAGTTGATGAGCCTAACTTTGACGTAGATCATGCTATTGAATCTTTTGACTATGACCCTCCTAAAAACCCGTTTCTACGTGGTTATCTTCGG